GACTTAAGTAAAATTGTATACCCCACACCCCCTTCTTAAAAGGTAGAATAAAGATATGGAAAACATTGCACAGTTAATTAGCGAGCTTGGTTTGCCCATAGCTGGTGGATTGGTTATGGCTTACTTTATATTTTTAATAATGAAGCAATTAATGGATGGTTTGGTAAGCGAAATACAAACAGTACAAGCCATATCTAAAATGCTTATTACAAGAGCCTCAACTATGAATAACGATATGATTCGCATAGATACTAGCGTAAGTAGTGCGTTAGGTTTATCACCTGACCTAGATAGAATAGCCCGTGCTGAGAATTATGTTGAGGATGGTTCAATAGACGCAAGACGTGATTGATGGATATTGTAAAAATAGTTTCTGAGTTTGGGTTTCCTGTTGTGATGGTGGTAGGATTAGGCTACTTTGTGTATTTTGTATGGCAGACCATTACTAATAAGATTGATCCAGCCGTACAAGAAATGAAGATAACAGTCATACGTTTGACCGATCAGCTTCGTTTGCTCGATCAAGACATTATACGATTACAAATGAAAGTGAATACTGTTTTGGAATTAAAAGAAGATAATAGGGTTAAAAATGATAAAGAAAATTTGTAGTATTGTATTGTTATTACTTGTGACTTCAGTACATTCTGATGAGTTACTTTTTAAATTTAAAAGCCCTAGTTTTTCAGGTGTAAATGCTTCTTCACATTACTTAACAATTGAGAACCAAGAATCTACAAGGAAGACAACTTTAAAACAAGACATTGAAGCAGATTTAGAAGACATAGAACGGGAAAAAAATAACTCAACTTTAGCTCGTTTTATGAGAAATTTTGAATCTAGGGTGTATGCTCAACTAAGTAGACAAATGGTAGAACAGCTCTTTGGAGAGAATCCAAGTACAGAAGGTAAATTAGAACTAGAGGGTAATTTAATAGAGTATGTAGTAACAGGAGAAACTATTACACTTACAATTACAGATGAGAATAATGAAACGACAACTATTACTATTCCTGTGGGCGATTTTACTTTCTAGTTGTGCGTCTAGAAATTTACTAGAAGGGAGTGGAATTCCTAATGTAGTAATAAAAGATGCCTCTGTTCTATCGTTACAATCAGAAGAACTAAAAAATATACCTCCAGCAAAAAGAAAAGCTGTAATTGCAATTTATCCAAATAGCCTTCCAGATTTAACAGGGCAACGTAAAAGTAATGGGCAGTTTGCTTTGTTTTCAAGTGCTATTACTCAAGCGCCTGAAGCGTTTTTGATAAGAGCTTTAAAACATGCAGCAAGCGGAGATTTTTTTAAAGTTGCAGAACGAGTTGGTTTAGATTCGCTTACAAAAGAAAGACAATTAATTCGCAGCACACGTGATAACTTTGAAGAAGATAACAAGCTAAAACCATTATTATTGGCGGGTTTATTGATGCAAGGAGGCGTTTTATCTTATGATTCAAATATACTCTCGGGAGGTTTGGGAGCAAGGTTTTTAGGTATTGGATCTTCAAAACAATATAGATCTGACTCAGTTAGTGTATCATTAAGATTGGTCAGTGTGTCCACAGGAGAAGTACTACTAGAAGTTCTTACTTCGAAACGTATTTTATCTGTAAGTCTTTCGCAAGATTTGTTTAGATTTGTAGACATTAAAGGGTCAAGTTTAGTTGAAATCGAAGGAGGAACAGCAGCTAATGAGAGCACATCTATAGCTCTACAAAAATCAATAGAAGCAGGAGTATTAGAAATGATAAAATTAGGTATTAAAGAGGGGTATTGGGAATATGAATAGATTAAGTGTTATAACTTTTTTTATGATGCCACTAGCGTTTGCAGCAGACAATGAAATTTATGTAGACCAAGTAGGCACAACTACAGTCAATATAGACCTCGAACAATTAGGTAGTGGTAACATTATTGGAGGCCTGACTGCAGTAGCAGGATCAATGACAGCCCTAGATCTTGACGGTGTTTCTATGACATTAGACATAAATCAGATAGGCGATGCAAATAAGTTCCTGGGCGATATGTATGCGGATACTTACACAGGGTATTTTAACTTTGATGGTAATACTAATACGTTTACATCGAAGATGGACCCAACCAATGCGTACAGCGCTGATGGTTCAAACGTAAATGTACAAGCCACAGGTAATACTAATACGTTCACGCTTGATTTAGCTACAACAGCTTTATCTAGTGGTACAGATTTAGATTGGATTGTGCAAGGTTCATCAAATACTATAAACGCTGACATTGATGTAGATGGAGCAACCAACTATATGAACATAGATGGGGACAGCAATACAGTTAACTATGATGGAGATGGATATGCAGGCGGTTACTTCCACCTTACACACGCAGGAAACTCAAGAGCCTTTACAATCGACCAAGCTTCGACACAAGATAACGATTGGCTTAAAATTACTTCTAATGGTAATAATGGTACATTCTGTGTTAATCAAAACGACCAAGGCACAGCTGTCGGATGTTAATATTGCTATAGGTAGTATTACTGAATTACGAGGTAATACTAGAGTAGTAAGAGATAAGCCCTACGAAAGTGTTTTAGACTTTGCTTTAAATAGCATGGACACACTTGAAACTTCTGCTGGTCGTATGGGAGTTACGTTTCGTGATGAAACTACGATACGTTTAACAGAACATAGTAAAGTTGTTGTAGATTCCTTTATTTTTAATCCTGATCCAGCTAAGTCTTCAATGGCTTTATCGTTTGTTAAAGGTACTGGTAGATTTATAAGTTCTAAAACAAAATTAATACCGAAAGAAAATATTACTATTCGTACAAACTCAGCCACCATAGGCATACGTGGAACTGACCTAACATTAACCGTGAAAGAGACGGGCGAGGTTTTGGTAATACTTTTACCTCAAGCTGATGGCACATCAAGTGGTGAAATTGCTGTAACTACAGCTCTTGGTCAAGTGATACTTAATAAACCCTACGAAAGTACTACAGTGTACAACTTTGAAACCAGTCCCACTCCTGCTGTAGTGTTAGATTTAACTTTAGATATGATTGACAATATGCTTATCGTTAATCCTCCTAAGAGTAAAGAGCTAGGCACAAGTGAGCAAACTAAAACAAAAGCAGGTAACTTACTTGATATAGATTTTTTAGAGTTTGATGAACTAGAACAAGATGATTTAGCCCAAGATGATTTAGAGTATCAAGAGCTGGACATTGATTACCTTGCAGGTAACTTTTTAGAAGACCTGCTTGATGTCATACAAGATGTAGACGAGCTAGGTAAAGCTGAGAAGTCGTTGTCTGCTGATGGGATTAAAGGAACGGCATTAGGTTACGATGCAACTACCAGTATAAGTACATTTGTAAGTGACTCGGATGTAAAGTTTATACGACAAATTGAAGATACAATTAGCATGAAAATAGGAAAGAGTGATTCAGTTTCTATTACTTTAGAACAAGAGGGGAAAGTAAATAGAATTACTACTAATGGTGGTAGTTCTTCTAGAATTACAATTAAGCAGGGCACTTAGTTATGTATAAACTGCAAAGTATTCATGTTATGCTTTAAGAGAATTAGAGCCTATAGAAGTAAAAGGAAAGGCTAAACCATTAAGAGTATATACTTGGAAGGACTAAAATGTACGAATACAAATGTGAAGTAGTAAAAATTATTGATGGAGATACTGTAGATGTAATACTAGATTTAGGTTTCTCTATACTACATAAGGCCAGGGTAAGGTTGTACGCAATCGACACTCCGGAATCACGCACTAGAAACAAAGATGAAAAGGTTCGTGGTTTATTGTCTAAGAGTTTTGTAGTACAAAACGTTAACGCTGCAGAACAGTGTGTAATACAAACTCATTTAAAAGATTCTAAAGGTAAGTTCGGTAGAGTACTTGGAACTTTAGTAACAGATGGTTTAGATGTTAATCAAGCCTTAGTAGATAACCACTTAGCAGTAAGTTATCACGGTCAGAATAAAGCTGACATTGAAGAATCTCATATGGTTAACAGACAAAAATTAATTGATACAGGACTTTTTACGCCTGTAGTTTAAGCTTTACCTGCTTTTTTATTTCTAGCAAATGATCTATTGTTGCTTGCTGAAATGACTCGAGTATTTCTTGCACTGTTATTTCTTGGATTACCATCAACATGATGGACGTCTTTACCATCTCCTCTTGCTGCAGTACCGTTGCGTATAGCATTTCTTCTAGCTTTGTTACGTCCCGCTCTTCTTAGCTTTTGTTCAGCTGTACCCTGGTATTTTCTGTATTCGTCTTTGTAGTTACGCCCCATTATCCTTTTGCCTTTTCTTTAGCTTTTTTAGATAAATCTTTAAAGTGAAACAACTTTATACTTGTTTTAGTGTGGGACTTATTTGTATGTAAAGTACCATTAGGCATCTTATGAGAAGTACCTTTGTATAAGGTTCCATCTTTTTTATAATGTTTTACACCCTTCATAGTTTGTTCCTTTTATTATCTTCTATCTTATCAGTAATTAGTTTATTTAAATAGAACTGAGCTTTACGTAAATCTTCTAGTTGTCCTTTTTCAGGATACCTCCAAAGGTATTTGAACACATTACCACGCAACCAGCCTTCAAATTGTTCAAAAGACATTGACGCTTTAATTGCGTCTATACATTCTATGCTGCCGTTGTTTGTGTAGTGTAAGGGTTTATTTACTGGGTCATTCTTTTGCGTCATTTTTACGTCCTAGACAATGTTGTTCTATAAATAAAACAAAATCAACTAAAGGAAAAGATTCTCTGTTAAATCTTTCTTTAGTACAAGCATTTACTTTTTTAAAATCTTGCGTTAACCAAAAGTTTTCTTCGCATCCCGCTAGCACATATACTGGAACGTTATAATGGTGCTGTTTAGTAAGCCAAAGTTCTTGTTGATCACTAAGTTTAAATCCCATTAGAGATGTATCTTTCTTAGGAGGTTTAGGTTTGTATTTATATTCTACAAAACACAATCCAGAATGCCCAGAGTAGTATGTATCGGGGACTCCTCCATGATATGAATCGTTTATTTTCCAACGATAGATTTTACTGGAGAGGACTCTATGTACTCTATTAATGAGTTGACGTTCATCCACGCTTTAAGAATAGCACACAACTACCTGAAAGATCGAGAAAGTTTGTACACGAAGGTGCCAAGGATGGGGAATGAATGGGCCCCGTAAACACCTCCGTGTACTCCCCCTAAAAGTTATTTATTTAGTTTTAATCCTTCATAAATAACTTTAGCTTTTTCATAGTCTTCGTCGTGAACCCATCCTTGATTTTCGACTGAAAGATTATGAAACTTTTGAGCAGCTCGATTTTGTGTAGAAACAGACGTAATCTTCCACATAGAAGAGAAACGATCTCCACCTAGTTGTTGAAGCTGTGTGTTCCATTCTCGAGATACTCGTAACTTAGATGATGAAAAATCCATTATAAATGGACTCAAATCTAAGGCCCCTGTCTCTTCGTTCTTACGAAGAAGCATATGGGACTGGGTTTGTATGACTTCATAGTCGTCTGCAGCTCCATCTAAAGCAGCAATCTTTTCAGTTGCTTCTTGTGAAGTTGGGACTGTTCCAATCAAGCCTCCACCTTTCTCACGTTTACGCCATATAACAAAGTCTTCTTTAAAATGTACGTTAATAACGTATATCTCTTGGAATAACTGATTAGTTACTGTGTTTAACAAGTAGCCAGGCTTGGCTCCTTTAACGTACGCATCGTGACTTTCATCCACTTCATTGTTCATTTGTTGTAACAATTTTATCCGTGGGATTTGTATATGATCAGTAGTAACATTTTCATTACCAAGACCAACCGCTTTGCTAACATGTGCAGGGACTTCAGTAGCTACTAAAGATACTGCTGTTTTCTTTACGGGTTTGTCATCGTCTTTATCAGACATTTTCATCGTCCTTTTTTCATGGTTATTGTTTAGACCTGAAGTTTATTCGGGTCAGTTCAGTTGCTTTGACACCAGGAACGTCTAAGTTCATGGATCGCAGCTCTCTATAGGCAACAGCAGACATGCGTTTTTGTAACAACTCAAATTGTCCAGTATCTCGAACATGGCGTTGTACAGCTTCCCAGTCTTCCACTGTAGGCACAATCTCTTTTTTCAAAGACACGGTACATACATCATTGCCGACTCTATCTACACCTTGTTGGTCTAGTTTTGTCATCAATGTTGCTTCTAGTTCTCGTTGAGATCTTTTTAGTTCGCTTTCTTGTTCTTGCAAACTTTTAACTTCTGTTCTAATAGAATAAAGATCATCTAGTAATTCATTTATAGTTTTTTCTAACACTATGCTGCCTCCTGTGCGTATAGCTTAGTTAATACATGTAAAAGATTTTCCATCTTGCCTAGCTTTCCATCTAGTTTTTCATACACCTGCTCCTCCCAGGTATTGCGTGCTGTAATTAATATTGTTTCAGTCTTCTGAGTTTGACCGGCTCTATGTATCCTACGATTAAACTGTTGAAAATGTTCAGCATTATAAGTAGGACTACACCAAATGCATGTTGTAGCTTTAGTAAGTGTTAAACCGTGGCTCGCAGATTGAGGATGAGCAAACAAGACTTGAACTTGCCCTGCTTGAAACCGTTGTACTATACCTTTACGTTTATGTGCGGGTGTATCGCCATCAATTATTTCATAACTTATTTTCTTTTTATCAGCTAGAGCGGTTAACGCATCACGCTCGTGTTTCCAATTAAAAGCTACTAAGCTGTGTTTGCGAACGGCAACTAAGTCTATGACCATGTCATGACGTTGTTGGTGAAAGTATTGAACTTTACCTTCTTGATCGTAAACTCCGCCTGAGACAAGTTGTAGTAACTTTTTAACCCTGGCTCCTGCATGCACTGCGTTTATAGTGCCCATCTTAGTGTACAACACTGATGAGTCTTGAAGAGTTTTATACATCTTTTGCACGGCAGGTGTAAGGTCTGTATATAAGGTTCTTGTGACATTGTCAGGTAGGTCAATACAATCTTCCAGGGCATGGCGTATGGTAATGTCACTTACCATTTGTGCTACAGTTTCTTCAATGCCTGGTTTGTCTATCCATTCATTAGCAAAACCATTAAACCTAGAAGTACAAACTTGATTACGGAAAGAATAGTAACGAAGTCCTAAACGTTTGCCATCATCTACACATGCAGTAGGATGCCATAGATCTAATATAGTATTAGTATTAGGAGTACCAGACATAAAGATCCTGCGATCAAAATGTTTGACCAAAGCTTTGAGATGTTTAGAACGGTTTGAATCTTTGTTCTTAAACGCTGTAAATTCGTCCACAACCAAAGTGTCGAATCTTTCAAGGTATTTAGGATTTTTGAATAGAAAGTTGACAGCTTCGAAGTTAGTGATGACCATATCGTGTTCTGTACTTTCAAATATTTTTTTGCGATTTTTAGCATAAGCTACTCCACAATTAATTGATGGTTGAAATTTAATAATGTCATCTACCCATGCTGCTTCGAGTATAGATAACGGTGCTAAAACTAATGTAACACATTTATTTTGAACATGAGCATCTAAAACAGAACGTGTCTTACCAGTACCAGGGTCCGAAGTAATTAAACAACGTAAGTTATTAGTTATAAAATTAGTAGTGTCTGTTTGATGCGCATAGGGAGGGGGTGGAACTAGAATTTTCTTCATTATTTATCCTGTATTTTATATTTATTACTGTATTTGTATTTGTATTTAGCATAGTAGTATAACTATTTAATTCCGTGTTGGCAAATAGGGTAGTCTCCATTTTTATATGAGCACCAACGGCAATTTGTTTTAGATGGATTAGGCATAAAAGTAGTAGCTGTAGTCATATCTACAGCTCTATTATGTAAAGTAGGCATAAATACCATAGCTTCATCACGTGTATAAGCTTGCTTTCTTATTTCTCCGTGATCTAAATACCAAAGTTCTGTTTGTGCATGTTGCAATTCAGGGAATTTAAAAAAACTTCCTATTGCATAAGTAAGAGCTTGCTGTGCATGACTTATCTCATTGCCAAACATTTTACCTGTTTTGTAATCAATAACTCGTGCTGAGGTAGGTGAGTCGTGCAAGATAGCATCAAGCTTTATTCTTGCCCAAACATCTTTTGCCATCCAAGCGCACGGTTGCCAATCAATTGTAAATCCCCATTCACCTTCTAATTCTGTTTTATCTAGTTCATACATATCACGTAAATGTACAAACTCGTTTTCAAATTTATTAAGTTCAATAGGGAAATCTTTTAATTTACCACTTACGTAGTCTTCTGCTAGTTGATGTATGACTGTGCCACGTGCTGCTGCAGGGCCATAGTCTTCTTGTACGCGTTTGACTTTAGCTATATAAGAACGATAAGCACAGGTTTCAAATGTTTTGAGGGTCGAGTGAGACCAAGCAGGTATTAATCCTAGCTCCTCTGGGGTCTCGGGCTGGATTACGCTCTCCAGATCCGGACGCTTGGTTTGTACAAGCTCTACCATATAATTACTTAATGTGCAGTTTTCCTGTGTATAAGTTCCATATCTTTAGCGTCAAAATGTTCTAACGTTAAAGACTCTTGTAAATCTTCGCTTAAGACCCAAGTTAAAAACACTCCTCGAGGGGCAGAACGATTTTCACCTTCGCCCATTCTCTTCCGAGTGGTTTGTATATTTAACCGACTCATAGCTTTTGTAAAGTCTCTTACAGATAATGTTTTACGATTGTCTGTTAATACATCATACACTAATTTAAAGTGTTGCATAGGTATAACCATTTCTTCACCTACTGTAGCAACCCAGTTCTTAAGGTAACGTTGTGCTGTACTTATCCCCCCGGCGTCAAACGTGTTTGTAAGAGGGATGTCTAAAATTTCTATAAAGTATTCTAAGTTGTTGAGTTTTATAGCATTTGCAAATTCTTCTAATACAGACATAGAAACTAATTTCATGTTTCTTTTAGCATCGTTGTCTAAAGCAGTATGAGCCATACGTTCATCTACTTTAAAGTTTTGCAATAAGCCAGAAAATGTATACAGTTCTTTTTCTAAGATGTTTAGCTTTGTAAGTAACTCAGGCATAGTTTTATCTAACTTACGTTCTTGCCTGGGAGCAACGTTGTAACGTCTATCCCCGTCTTCTATTTTAACAGCATCTGCTCTGTTAGTAAGAAAGATAAAGTTACAATAACTTGGCAGCTCAACTTGATTTGTACGCATTGCACGAACTGTTAGTGTTGGTTCAGTAATTTGATGTTTTAGTTTATCAGCCATACGCCCAGTATTTCCTGAGTCACTCATTCTAAATTCATCAACTACTAAAAACAAAGCAGTTCTCATGTATAAATTATACTGTTCTTCTATATTTTCTAAAGCTCGCATAGGAACTTGAGCTTCTCCAAACAAAGGTTTAAGTACTTTGTGTACAAACAGGCCTTTACCAGTCCCTGGTACGCCCGTAAATATCCATGCCGTCATAGTTTTACGTTTGTTTTGGTATATATAAGCTAACCAATTAACAAAATGTTCTGTTTCAGTAATGCCTCCACCTAATATTTGTTGCATTAATTTATAAATATAAGGTATATGGTTTTCAAATACTTTGGTTTCACCATATTCTACTTCAGGTAACTCTTGTCCTGGTTTTAACATGTACTGCGTTTTTCTAAACAGATTGACATAGTATGGAGCTTTGTCCATTTGTATACCTACGTCAGAAGCAGGGTTAAAAACAACTTGAGCATCAGCTACAAAGTCCGGCATAGGACGGTTGTGTGTACGCATAAAACCTTCTAAAGAACCTTTTTGCGTAGGCATTAAAGGAAAGTCATCAGTAAATTGTTCTTTGTTTTTATCAAAGATACCGTTATAAAAAGTATCTGTATAATAATCACGTAGAACTATTGGTCTGAGGTCTTTACCTCCTTCCATTTCTTTTGCAAAGACTTCGAAGATGCTTTTGTAAAAGTCTGGATCGGCTTTTTGTATTTCAAATACAGGCTCACCTTTAAAATTGTACATATAGTGAGGGTTGGTAAGAATAAAGTAATAGGCACCGCTATCTCCTCCGTTAATATTACAGTTAACATAAGGCTCACTTACCCTACAGATTTCTATTGTCATCCGATCTGGGTTTTGCAAGACTTCTTGAGACTCGCCTCCTATATTAACTGTTGTAATACGTTCGCGTTTCTTAGTAAGCCCTGCTCGTTTGCGTAAGCCATCTTTTATTTGTATCCCTACGTTGTGTACCTTTTCTGGATTAACGTCCTTTAACAAAGGGCTAATGTCCACGGTTGGTTCACCACGAGTAATACATACAAATCTTTCACCCTTAATAGGGTCTTGTGCTCCACCTACAAATTTAGGTGGTGCAATATATATAAGTTTAGAGTTATCAGCTAGGCTAACATCTAAAGGGAATGCAATGCTTTGCCCGTTAGCTGAAAGATTAAGTTGGTTAGCTAAAAAATCTATTTCATAATTTAATGTTCTAAACCATTCTTTTAATACTTTTGGATATACAGGATACGTAAGTAAAAAGAATAAATGCATTGAAACTTTGTTGCCTTTCATACCTAAAGAAGCAGATGCTTGAGCAATGTAACTAACGTTTTGAAACTCTGCAGGCATGTAAGTAACAAATTGTTCTGCAATAGTTTGTATATCAAATGTGTTTAAAGTTGATTTAGAAGAAGCTATTGGAAACTCAACTCCATCTAAATCTAGTACTAGTAAGTTTGTTTGTGCAACACGATCCGTCATCATCGCACGTGATTCACTTTTTAATTTCTTTTTAAGTAATCCTTTGTGTAATGCAGCACCTGATTGTGCGTACTTAATTAATAGGTTATAAAACTCTGTAAAGCCTTCTGGAGTTTTTTCTATATCGTGATGGTATGAAGTAAAATTCTTAGCTAGCGGATAAGGTTTTTTGCCTTGAAGGGATATTTCTTTTATTAGTCTTTGTTTTGCCTTGAGGAAGACGACTTCCATAATGCACTCTCCTCTTTAATTTTTTTTGTCATATAACTCTTTACGGTCTATTTTTATAGCAGGGTCGGCTTCGAAAGCCAACTTGACTTGCTTATTACCTAATGATGTTACGATAATTTTACAGAAAATTTCTTCGGGCTTACCTTCTTTATAAAGAACGATAGACTCGTGTTTTTTTCTTGTAAGTATAAGATTGCTCATTATTTATCATAGACCTTACTGTATCCCCCTTCGGCATCTAGTGGTAATGCTTGACACCATTCGGGGGGTATTTTCATTATAGCCATAATCTTATCTAATATAAAGTCCATATTTTTATCAGGTCCAATACAGATAATTTCATCGTGCACAGTTAATACTACGTCTACTTCAGGGACTTGAGAAGTAATGTTTAACAGCTGATCTGTAATTACAATTCTTGATAAGGCTTGCACTACATTTTCACATACACGTGGACCGTGGGTACGTATCGGCGCACGTCCAATGCGTTGAGTGTATAAAAAATCACCGAGATGATAATTTAAATGAGGATATTTTAAAAACATACCATTTGGTAACTCAAGTGCGTTATTAGAAATAGTTATGGGACCAAAACGATTACCATACTGAGCTCTGTCCATCATACCGTAGAGGAATTGCTTACATACATTCCAAAGACTGGTGATGTTTGGGTACATAGTTCTATAAGAAGTAACAATAGATAGTGCAGTTGTATCTGTTACATCTACTGAAGGGGACCCATTACGTAATGTGTCTTGAAAGCGATCTTTACCCATACCATAACCAAGACCTAGAATAGCTGTCTTACCAACATAACGTTCGAGTTTATTAGCTTTAGTTATAGGACGGTTGTATATTTCTGAAGCAAATTCAGAATAAACATCATTACCTGCAGCAAACGACTCAAGTAACCCTTCTTCTTTTGCTAGCCAAGCTAACATACGAGCTTCTATATTAGAAAGATCAGCTACATACACAAGCTTACCAGGGGGAGCTTGTAATGCAGTACGAAGTTTAGAGCCCCGTGGAAGGTTTTGTAAGTTTATTTTTTCTGAACCACCGAACCTACCAGTATGGGCTGCGTAATAACGTAATGGAACAGAAAAAGTACCGTCTTTATTAACTGAAGATAAAAACCGTTCGGCACGTGTTTCTTCTATACGAGATTTTACAGCTTCTCTAGCGTCCCAAACGTGTTTGTACTGAGGATACATGGCCTGCATCTGTATGTAACCAGCATCTGATTTACTAAAAGCTGGAATCATTTCACCCGTTCGTGGGCTTTTCTTTGTTGGTACACTGATACCCAGGGACTCTACATGTGCAGCAAACTTAGGTTGAGAGGCTAATGTTTCACGGTTGGTACCGCTGTCTTCTATTTTTTGTGCTGTTTCTTTTATTATTTGTTCTTTGTGGGCGATTAAAAGTTCACGGTCGAGCACTAGCTTGGGCTCTACAAACATACGCACTGTTATATCAATAAGATCTAACTCGCTTTTAGGAAAGCCACTTATCATTCTATGATATATAGCATGTGTGACAACGACATCTTGTATACAATATCCAGCAATTACTTTTTCTAATTCCGGATCAAGGTCTCGTATACCTTTAGCATTAACAAGTTCATCTCCTTTACGAATAGCTTTATCATCTGGGAATAAACGTATACATACATCTTTAAGCCGGGCAGATTCGTTTGGGTATAAACCACGACTCATAGCTGCAGTATCACAATAGTATGCAGGCTTAACTTTATGTATTTGAGTCATAATATAAGCATCAAACAAAGTGTTGTGACATACAAGAGTTGTTTCTTCCCAAGGTATTTGTTCAAACATGTGTGGTATATCGTCTGGTGAAATCCATTCTGCGGGTTCATCATTCCATTTTATACCTACGCCCCACACTGCAAACTGATCATCGTTTACGTATGCAGCAGTAGACATCTTTGTAAGAGAGAAACCTACGTCATAGAATGTTTCGTAATCTAAGACTAGTATATTCATGTTGTTTTCTTCTTTTTTGTGAGTGTTAACCAATGAGCATAATCACCCTTCTTTGCTCGCTCCCAACCAAGTTGCTTGCTATGAATCATATTGAAAGCTACACCAAGAGATACGTATTTAAACTGTATATTGTTAGCTTGTTCGTCCACAAAAGAAAATGGGACGGTTGTATTACGTTTAACGTAAACATAGGTTGCCATAAATACTCCTTATTCAGGCTTGACATTCTCTGTAAATGCCTTATGTTAAAAATAGTAACATAATTTTTAACATTTAACATAGGTATAGAGAGATGGCTACAATAGCAAATTTAACAAAAAGTGGTAACGTTGAAGGCAATCAAGCGTATAAACATTTTCCTTCAGGCGGCATGTTCGTTCGTAAAGCAACAATTACAACTGGCACTTTAGTTGTAAACGATGTGATACAGTGTCTTGACGTGTTTGCAGGTGAAACATTGCATGGTATTCGCATGGCAGTAACTGATATTGATTCAGGTACAGCAATTGTTTTAGATGTAGGTTATGGTAACAGTGCTACTGCTACTGCAGGTACTTCTGATGATCTTGTTGACGGTTCAACTATTGGTCAAGCAGGCGGATTCGTTATAGCTAACGTATTTTCTGCAGATGAAGATGGTGGTACAGCGTTTGCAGCAGGTCCTTTAGACTTCGCAGCTGACGATACAATTGATGTTCACGTGCAAGTTGCACCTGGTACAAGTGTAGCAGGAACAATTACAATATATGCGTACATAACGTAAAAGTTCTCCCGGCTCTGTTAAGTCAGAGATTAGAAAGACGGCTAGAGATAGTCGTCTTTTTTCTTATATATATCTATTAAAGTATTTACTGTGAAGAAACATACAAACAGTACAAGAAAAGCTGCAGCTATGTCTGTAAGTAATTCGTAACGTAATTGTTGTTCTAATATTTCTTTAAGATAAAGTTCTTCTTCATTTGATACCATAAAATTTCCTAGGTCCATTTGGTATTGAATCCCAATCTTTTTTAGAAACTTTTTTACCATTGTAGTAATAAATTTTACCCAAAGTTCCTGTAGCAGTAGTTTGTATAACTTCTGGTACTGAATCGTTAGTGTCTAATAAAGCTAATACAAAATTTTGTACAATATCGTTTAGTTCTGTACGAGTTAATAATTTTTTATTATCAGTATTATTGTACTTACGACTAAGATCTAAGCGTTGATCGTCATCTAATTTGATTGATAAATTAGTTTTCATTATGCATCACTAGCTTTAGAGGTTTCTTTTTTGTTTGATAATATTGAGCATCACTTAATTTCCAGACTCGGTAAGCTTTTTTTCCTTCTACTGTTACTGTTCTAATAACGGACTTAACGTTTGGATCGATTACAATTTTATTGTAAACTGATATAGCTAAATTTCGAGTTGAAAAACACATAGAATCGCCATTTTCCATTTTATCAACTAAGTCAAATGTTCTGTTACGGTATTGTCTTATTTTTGGTACAGGTATATTTTTTTCTATTTTCATTTTAGTTCTCTTTTTTATTATTGTCTTTGCATTACGAAGTCAGGGAGAGCAGTTTTACCGAGCGTATGCGAGGGGAAACGTAGCTGTGTAATGCACGAAGTGCATTTACACGAGCGGCGGGCCTGACTTAGTAATGAAAAGATGAGATATTGAACTTAATGTTCAGTTGGATCTTTCTTTTTAGGAGGGACTCCAGCACGACTAAGTTCTATAGTTTCAAATATATGTTGAATAAATTCTATTAGCATATCGGCATCTGCTTCTGAGAATTCTATAGTTATTTTTTTAGCCATAATGTTTTTTTCCTAATTTAAGTGCAATCCGTTGTGAGGCTCTAGATAAGTCTTTTAGATAAAATAAAGGTTGGCTGTCTCTACGATGCGTAGCGTTAGTATAAATAATACCATTTGGCATTTTATGCATATATGTAGACCAAGGCATCCCATTTTTTAAATAAAATTTTTGAGTAGTTTTCATATTTTTTGTATTTGTTTTAAATATAAAGCTTGAAGGAAATCTTGATTTTTAGTTTCATAAGCTTTTATAGATTTATAAATAGGAAGATTATAACTTTCTAATTCTTCACAGTTTTTATAATACATATTTTGAAGCCACACTCTGTAGTTATCTTTTGTAATTTCTAATTTAGTAGCCATGATTACCCTTTAATCTATAGTAAAGCCTCCTGAATTACGAGCGAAGGTTCCAAATTCTAAACAATTTGCTACTGAAAAAGGTACCGTAGCAAGTATTTCATCTGTTTTTGGTTTAGTAGTTAATTCTTCGTCTCTAATTTTGTCTAATTGTAAAGCCGCTTTTTCTAATTCACCATTAAAATAATATTTATTTATTTGATCTGCAATATAATTAGCTTTGATAGCATTAATTTTATAGCCATCGTTAAAATGTCCCCGTTCTTTATCTTGATCAGATAGAACGTCGCCACCCATAAATTCACCTATAAAGCTCCACATAGGGTGCCACCACCAAATGTTGTTACGGAAATAAACGCCAGGATTAAGGTTATGAAATTCTTCTAGATCTCTAAAGTAATCACTTTTTTCTTCTTCGGAAGGTTTGTTCTTCCAATCTATAGTGGGTAGTGTAGTACCTTCTTCTATTTTAGGTTGTAAACCATTTAAATCAAATCCCATAACTAAGCCCTCCTAGGCTATTAATATATTGTATGCTTCTGGCTCATTAAGCTTGAGCCAATCCCATCCTTTTAATACTTCTTTGTATTGATTGAATTGTTCACCATTAGTAATAACTTGCCAAACTGCGAATGCATCTGGAGGCAAGATAATAGATTTATTAGTAACAGGATTAGTAACTTCTTTATGTTCTTTACCTATTACACACACAAAGGGTGGATCCCTAAGTGGTGTAAGTACGGGTAAAGGAATTTGCTCTTCTGCATATTCACAGCCTCTTTGTTTTGCGGCACAATATTCGCAAAACTCGGGAGCATGTTTAGCACAAGGCTTGTCTGACATTTTATTCATATGCTTTACTTCCAATCAGGATCATATTCTTCCCATTCGGCTGTAGGTCTAGATAAATTAACTTTGTAAAACTTGACCTTTTTAGATTTTATGGATAATTTCTCGTGTTTCATAGTTTTTTTCATAATAAAAAGCACAACTGATGCTACTAAACCACCTACCATAGCTGCAGCCATGCCGCTGAAAGTACCATAGAAACTGACCATAAGTGTTACTGTAATACAAATATCTATTACAATATCGTGACCTATTGTTTTTCTGCCGCCTAGTTTAAGCGCAAGCAGCAGCAGTCCTAATGCGCTGGCTATTCCGACTAAAAGCATTATTTCTCTCCTTCCACATAAGATAAGCCATGTATCCAAATTGGATGGCTTCGATTAAGATCCACAAAGCTGTGGTCAATGAACTAATAATAGTTGCATTCATTATTTGTTACTCCATAAAATATATGCACAAACACCAATTAAGAACACTACAGTTGTAAGTGTAATAGCGTGGTGAATTGTGGATGCAATTGCAATTAAACCAAGTACAGCAATAGCGCTGTATAAGATTGTATTTTTAGACTCGTTTAAGAGTTTTTTACATTTGGACAACTTGACCATAAGGCGCCTCCGTAGCTTCAGTTGTTACCCATAGCACAGGAAAATCAGGAGGATTCCCGAAATCCCATGCTTCTAGATCTGTTAGATAAACTAATGCACACACATTAGGATACTTTTTGGACACATAATCAATAGCTGGCCCAAAGGCAGTACCACCGCCACCACCGTATTTTACTTTAAGAGGTAAATCCTCACGGGTGTACGTGGTATCGTCATGAACTTCAGTATCGCATTGTATAAATCGAACTAACTCAGGATTTAAGTCATGCAAGATACTAGTAATCTCACCAGTAAACTGTTCTAGATACTCTCGGCATGAACCAGATGAATCGCCAACAATTGCTATTTCACCTAGACATGGATTCCACATAGAAGGTAAATACATACCTTGTGCAATGAACCTACGATTAGGTTTAGCCCATGAGAAATCAGATTTATTATTAGCACGTAAGAACCTAGCTAATACCATTTTCCAATCTACTTTTGGAGCTAACGCTTTTTCTACAAGCTCTTGCATATGCCCAGGCAATTTACCTACACCTTTAGCTACTTCAGCAGCTTGTTGTATAGCAATTGTAATATCTGACTCAAACTTACCAGTACCTGTGCCATCGGATAACGAGCCATGGTCGAACACTTCACCACAACCACCAGGGTCACTGCCGTCTAGTAAAGCAACGCCAGCAATAGGTTCGTCACCTATATCTTGAGGTAGTTGGTTATATACTTCGTCAGTACTTTGATTCTCGTACTTTTCGTCATACAATTCGCCATGCGGCAATATAAGACCACACTTTCTAAGAGCTAAGTTAATGACATAATCACCAGCAATATTCCATCGCTTGTGGTTACGTTCCATACGACGCAGCATATGTAAAAGCACAACATGCATTACTTCGTGAGCTATGAGCCCAACGCGTTGTGCTTCACTTAGTTTAACAAACCATTTAGGATTGAACTTAATGGACTGCCCATCAGTACCGGCAGTGCCAATAGTTTCATCTTCAATAGGTGTTAAACGTAACGCTAGCGTACCAAAGAAAGGCTGATCTAATATAAGATGAGTCCTAGCTTTGGTATAAGCTTGCATTGCTTCAGACATTTGTGTCTCCTAATAATGAAGCGGTTAATAGAGTGTTGTTGAGATCTGCAGCATCTAACGTTTCATCAGCAGCTAATTTTAGTTTTTGCTGTTTACGTTTACGCTCTTGTTTCTCATTTACTTTGTACATAGCCTCTGATGGTACAAGCTTACTGATTGCAGGCCATGCTTTAAGTGCTTGATTTAACGTAGTAAATTGCTCTAACAAGTTATGTAATTTAAGTCTGTCAAATTCCATAGTTAGTGTAGCTTTACTGTAAGCTGCATATTCGTCTTGTATTGTAGATAAA